ATTGCGGCGTCAACATCGTTTGTGTACGTTTTCGAGCCGTCAGAATTTAAGAAGTAGCCCTCTCCATCACTGTCACAATCTACCCCAACACCTACTACCCGCTTGTAGTAAGGCCACTTCGATTCTTTAACTTCCCACCGCAGTTTTAACTTATCGTAAATTAGGCTCATTTTATACCCCTGTAAGCAAGTTCTTTCTTGAATAACTCTCGAAGTTCCCCGCTAATGTGATGCTGGTTTTCAAGGATAGCTTCGATATGGTCAGTAGTCAAGTCTTTTAGCAAGACTCGTTTCAGGGGTTGATCTCCATTCGGCCCATAAGTACCCCACTTCAAAGTATTCCGCACTGTTTCAAAATCTACGCCATCACTGTCAATAGAGAGTTCTTCGTATTTGCTGTCAATAGAGAGTTCTTTGTAATCTAGTTTAGCAAAGGATCGCTTCAGATAAGAATACCCACCATCAACACAATACCTACCTCCGTTAGCGTCAGTATGACAAACAAAGTCATGACGGTGGGTAGACTCAATTACCGTCCCATCAGGGGTACGGATTGCATTGTAAATAATCATTTAATAATCTCCTTGTTGCAAGCAAGATTACTTCCTATGGCAGTCATAATCTTGTAAGCCTCTACGTTCGCTAGGTTATACACAGGGATAAAATTATTCCTTGCTACAGCTTCGGCATGTTCTGTAATCCGATTCACTCCCCAAGTAAGTAGGAACTCTACTGGTGTGTGCAGATGGGGGCCAAATATAACCTGTGCATTACGGGCAAGGAGAGCCTTCATGCTCTTACTAGCTTTCCACCACTTAGGGTAGAACTCGGCAGCAATATCAAAAGCCTCTTTCGGTGGCTTGCAGTAATCAGAACTAAGGTGGTTAAAGTTCTTCCACGGCAGAATGATAGACTGATATTTAGCCCCCTTGGAGAAGTAATACTCCGTACCGTGGTTTCCCCCGTGGCGACAAGTATAGCCTTGATTCGTCAGGTACTCTGACACCTTCAGCATCATTGGTTGGATAGTTTCGTGTACTTCTTGATCTCCAATTACACCAAAATACTTCATTCGGCATCTCCAAAGGTAAACCAATCATTAATCTCAGCCATGATAGAAGCAACAATAATCTCTCGCTGTTCTTCAACAGTAAGTTCCTCAACAGGGTCAAGAGATTTATCTAGTCCATAAGCAACACCATCTTCAATAGCCATAGTCAGAACTGCATAGTTATTTGCTTTCATTACTTCACCTCCTTACATAGTTTAACAACTTGTTTACAATATGCTACATCAACCATTCCTATCCGTCCGTCAATGAATCAAACAAGCAACTACACTTCGGACATAAGTACAACTCACAACTACGTGATCCATCATAATCCCGTACCTCTAACCACCCATCCCCATACCATATCTCATCTTGGTACAAGAATGGTTCGTTACCTACGACAACACTGTACTTTACCTCATTTTTAGCTAGAAAAATCCCTTCCTCATTAGCCTCTGTTTTAACCTCGACTACACAACTTTCCGTCTTATACTCATAATCACACTTAGGGCACTTCATTACTCTATCTCCTCGTAGTTATCACAAATGTTGTAGGGCTCAGATGCAGTGAAGTAAAGGGAACATTCCCCGTTATGGGTATTAGAACACACAACACAGGAATCAGGCAAGTCCTCTATCACGGCGTGGATTACTATTTCTCTGAAGTTAGGTGGCCTAATCCTACGCTTAAATTCTTTAAAATCAATGACTTGCATGATATACCTCCTAGTTCATGTCTGTAATGGAGAAGTTTACCTCTTGAGGGAACGAGGATGCTTGGGCGCATGTACTGGTATCAATCCAAGTATACACATTGACGCTTTCAATCTTGTACCCATGATCTCCAGCCTCACGAACCAACTTCTTGATTTCATTCATAATTTCATTAATCTGTCGCATAATAACCTCCTATCTATTTGATTTTACTTGACTTTTACCTATATTTGTGGTAAAATCAAGAACATTACTACGGCTTTGAAACGCCGATCCCTAAAGATAAAAACCATAAGTATATGAAAACATTACACATCCTTTCTAAAGACTACCCAGAGTACGCTTCAATAATAGCTACCTTCAAGGATAAAGTCAACTACCAATACCGCTATGTCTCGGGACTAAGTGATCTCCGTGGACTTCATGGAGGAGAGATTATCATAACCCCAAAGGCAATTGCAAGGGCTGATTACGATCAAATCATGGATTATGTCATAGGTGCCGGATTTGAGGTGGATGAAGGCTGATGGATAAAATAACGAAATACCTGCGTAACCTCAAGCAGAATGACCCACATAAGTTTGCTGAACTACTTATGCGAATGGATGATAAAGAACTTGAGATACTTCAATACGATTGGAACATTTGGGCGAGAGATAAGCAACTTGCTCCAGAAGGAAAGTGGAGATACTGGGTAGTCCTAGGGGGAAGGTCAAGTGGTAAAAGCCGCACCGGTAGTGAGTGGATAATTCAACGAGCAAGAGAGGGCAAGGGGCCAATAGCTCTTATCGGACAGACTGCTTCTGATGTACGAGATATTATGATTGAAGTTGGCCCATCTTCTATTATGTCCGTGTGCCCACCAGACTTCAAACCAACTTACGAGCCATCTAAAAGACGCCTTACTTTCCCAAACGGTGTAATTTGTACTACGTTTTCTGGTGATGAACCCGGACAACTGAAAGGGCCTCAACACCAGACTGTGTGGTGCGACGAGCTTCCTAAATATTCTGATCCCCAAGCGACGTTTGATGAAATAAATTTCTCTACTCGAATCGGAGACAGCAGGGTACTTTACAGTACCACGCCAACACCTCACGCCGTTATTAAACAGTTGTGGACACGATATCAAGAAGACCCAGAAGGCCGTATCCGTCTTGTGGTTATGCCTACAAAGGACAATGCCGCGAATATCGATCCTGAGTTCATAAAAGACCTTGATGACTCCTACAAAGGTACTCGCCTATACCGCCAAGAGGTTCTTGGTGAGATACTTTGGGACAGTCCAGATGCTTTGTTCACACCAGAACGCCTAGACGAACACAGGGTACACGAAGCGCCTAATTTAGACAAGGTCATTGTCTCTGTAGACATTGCTGTGACTAACAAAAGCACGAGTGATAGTACGGGTATTATCGTTGGTGGTCGGGGTAAAGATGATGGTCATGGTTATTGTCTTTTTGATGGAACTATGAAGGCCAGTCCCCTACAGTGGGCCAGACGTGTCATTGATCTCTACGATGAATACAACGCGGAATATGTAGCCTGCGAAGTGAATCAGGGAGGCGATTTGATTGAGACTACTCTGCATCAGGTGCGTCCCGGTCTGCCCGTAAAGAAGATTACCGCCAAGGAAAGCAAGACAGTCCGTATGGAACCTGTTTCTCTCCTAGAGGAACAAGGTAAGATTCATTTAGTCGGACACTTCCCCGAGTTGGAAGATCAGCTTGTTCAGTTCACAGGAAAGAAAGGTCAGCGCAGTCCTGATCGCTACGATTCATTTTCTATGTGCATGGCCGATCTCTTGCTTACGAAGAAACGTGGTATTGTCAGAAGCCAAGAGTTCTACCTTTGACTGCTCCCCGCCCTAAAGGACGGGGATTCCCAATTCACAGAACCCAGCCTGACCACACTTACGTGCAGACAGGACTTACAGATTCTCCAAGGGCTGACGCCGCCAGTCCGGCGGCCAAAACATTACGCGCTGCGTTGATGTCACGGTCGTGGATTGCTCCGCATTCAGGGCAAACCCATTCACGCACGCTCAACGGCAACGATTTGACGGTGTGGCCGCAGTCAGAGCAACGCTTGCTGCTCGGATACCAACGGTCAATCCTGACAAGTTCGCGGCCATACCAACGCGATTTGTACTCAAGCTGCCGCACGAATTCAGACCAGCTTGCATCGCTGATTGATTTCGCAAGGCAGTGGTTCTTTTGCATGTTGCTGACTGCCAGCGTCTCGATGGCGATCACTTGGTTTTCGTTTATCAACCGAGTCGAGAGCTTGTGGAGGAAGTCTTTGCGGGTGTCCGCAATCTTGGCATGCAAACGTGCAACTTTCAGCTTCGCCTTCTTGCGGTTGGCAGAGCCTTTCTGCTTCTTCGCCAAAACGCGCTGCGCCTTGGCAAGTTTCTTTTCATTGGCGGCAAATGCTTTCGGGCTGCTGATCTTCTCGCCGGTAGAAAGGATGGCGAAGTGAGTCAGGCCCAAGTCAATACCGACCTTATTTTCGACAGGAGTCTTTGCTTGAACTTGATCTGTGCAGAGCATGGACACAAAGTAACGACCCGCCGCATCTTTGCTGACAGTGACGGTAGTAACCACGGCAGCTTTCGGAATGGTGCGGCTGAATCGAATGTTCAATGCTCCAGCCTTGGCAATGGACAGAACGCCATTACTCCACTTGAAAGCACTGGTCGTGTATTCGGCGGATTGATGACCATCCTTCTTTTTAAAAGTCGGGTATTTGTTACGACGAGCAAAGAAGTTGCCGAACGCGGTTTGCAGATGGCGAAGCGATTGCTGAACCGGAACGCTAGATACTTCGTTCAGCCACGCGAATTCTGGTTGCTTCTTGAGCGCGGTCAGTATCGCAGAGGTTTCGTGGTAGCCGACTTTTTCTTGGCGCTGGAACCTCGCATCAGTGCGCTGGCGAAGCATGTAGTTGTAAACAAAACGAGCGCAACCGAACGTCTTGGCAAGCATTTCTGCTTGCTCGGACGTTGGGTAAAACCTAAAGCGATAGGCGCGTTTCGTTTCCATTTAAATAGTATAATTGTTTCGTGTAAGGATAGCAATAGAGAAAGGAGAGCGGGAGTAGGGCTTGCGAAGCAAGCCACGCTATCCCTCCCCGGCCTGAAGGCCGAGGTTTCCCGCGCATCCGATGATCCCCACCAAATCAATCCGCAAGCGTATGAAGGAAATGCAGGAGATGGAGGATAGCTGTGCCTCTGCCTCTATTGCGTACATCTTAGGGCTTCCTAGGGAGAGCGTCCCTAACTTCATCAAGCACGGAGAGAACGAGGATGCCTTTTGGCAAGCGGTAGACAAGTTCCTCTATTCGTGGGGATTTCAGATGGATAAGACTAAATCCAGTAAGGGTCTTACCCTTGTCTATGGAGAAGTAGAAGATACTCCCCACATCTACGTTGAAAGGGATGGTGAGAGTGTGTTTAACACTGACGAACCCTTAACGAAGATATGGGGAAGGTTTAAGCTAGTGCCGATCAGTGATTAAATCTATAGTCTCATTCAACTCCTTATCCTCTTCTGTAACTACTTCAATACCGCAGTGACTACAGATTGAATAGTAATACTTCTCCCCATCTTCATCACGGAAGGCAGGAATAAGATTACCTTGTTTACATGATAGGCATTTATCAGTCATTGTTCCTCCTCGTATGGAATCATTTTATAATCCCAATCATCGGGGTAACCTGTCTCCCAGTCGTGAGAGACGTTGACCCAAGTAATCTCATACACCCCATCCTCGCACCTGTGTAGGTTAACAATTCGGTGCATTTCTTCTGGCTCACAGAAAACATCCCCTAATCTCAAATCGCTTTTACGAGACAGGACAGTAATATCTTTTTTTGAGGATACACCTCGTTTAGTGAAGAACGTACTTGTGGACAGCCTTACAACAAGTCTCAACTTTTCAGACTCTGGTGTCCTTTCAACCTTAATACTCATCACTATAATCCTCCAAAGCAATTACCAAACCATCAAAATCTTCTGACTCACCGTAAAGACCAGCCAAAGCAAGCACTGTGTCCAAGTCTACACCATAATCTTCTGCAAGGCAAGTAAGATAGTCCATTCGGTTATCATACCCTTGTTCTTTGTAGATGTTCATAGGTATTCCTCCTGTTGTTCAATCTGTTCGGCTGCCCCAAGAAGTTCTCTTGATCTCCGAATATGCTTTGCTTGTTTGGCTCTTGTTGTTGATGGCCCAATCATCCCGCTCTGAACATCGTGCAGATAAGCTAGTGCGCGGAGGACATCAGGGAACTCTTGCATGTCTTGTATCTCCTTCTTGGTGAATTTGATCATGTGTTCCTCCTTTAGTTAATCAGTAATGAGAAAGATAGCACTATCCAACCCCAAGATCAACTACTTTTATTGTTTCTGAGTAATAAAGTAAGAATATCAATAAAATCAATAAGTTAGCTAGATATGGGTAATCTAACTCGTTGAATACATTGAAAATATTTCAATCAGAGTATTGACTTTTTAAGCCAAGCGTGCTATAATGATCAAATACAGTAGAAAAAGTTTAGATTCGGCTTGTCGTGAGACACCCAGACTAGCTTAGTGGAATGGTTATGAACGTTTATCTTTACATGATCAAGTGTAATGATGGTTTTAATAATCCAGTCAAGATCGGAATAGCAAAAGACGTTGATAAACGTCTAAATGACCTTCAAATTGGTTGCCCATATCCTCTAACAATTGAAGACATAGTTAAGGTTGGGAGTAGAAGGCAGGCTGAATACTTTGAGGCCACATGCCACAGACTGCTCACTCGGGAAGGTAAATACTTACGCGGGGAGTGGTTTAAAGGGCCGGTAGACTTGCGCGACCTCTATGATAGGGTTAGCTGTAAGATTAACGGGGATGTAGGTATTCATCCCACACTACATAGCCTTAGAGAAGAACAAAAAGATTTTGATTTAGGTTTTCTGTTTTCATTAAAATATCACGGTTTTATATAATTTTAAGTATTTGAAAGAACGTTGTGAAACGTCCTTGAAGGTAAACCACAAGAACGGCCCTTTGAAGTCAAAGCCTAATAAGCTTGAAAGCCAGTCTCACAAGGATTGGATCGTTAGCTAGTAATAGCTACAGCACTGACGCCCCGAAGGGTCTACTCTCGCAAGGGAGTAGGGAGCCGGTTAACACCTCAGTTTGCAAGGGTGAAATCCCCAAGCTAACAAATCCGGTAGATTCGCCTTGTGTACCCTATTATGATGATCCGCAAGTGAGCACAGTTCCTCCCCGGCGCATAGTATCGGTAATACCAAACTAGGTTGTGATGTTAAGTTATTGATCTTTATAGCTTTTACATTGCAAACTAGGTGTCCCATGGGGTAGGTGTATCTAAAATTTAGTAAGTTTTATTTCTTTAGAATCAAATAGTTAGTTTATATTTTGTTGTTTTTAAACTAAGTGGTTGATTCAATCATCTTATCAAAGACTAGCGGGACGCTATGATTCATACAGATAAACGTACTGAAGAAGATAAATATTACAACGGTGGATATGTTCATGAGGCATATCAAACCTTGGCTAGATACATGATAGTCCAAGGAAGCACACCAGTCAAGATAAACACCAGAACCCTTTACTCATTCTATTCCTCATTGCTTGAGGTACAGATAGCTAAGAGTAAACGAACAAAATGGCTTTGTCAAATAGCCAGAGTCCTAGAAAGAAACCAACATAAAGAGTTCACACTCTCCCCCGGAAGTATCAGATTCGTATTGTAGGAGCTTAAATGGCCGCAGAAGATTACGTACATAACGCTCCTTCAACACCTTACGTTGATAAGACCAAGAAGGCAGACGTAAGTACTCCCTCTCTAGCATGGAGAGAAATGTATAAGCACTTCGAGCTACCTAATGCCCTAATGGGTGGTACTTTGGAGATGCGCAAGGAAAAAACTAAATGGCTCCCAAGAGAGCCAAAAGAAGGATGGGATGCCTATAGGAACCGTTTGAATAGAACAGTCTTGTATGGTGCTTATCGTCGTACAGTGAAAGCCCTAGCAGGACTGGCTTTTACTTCTCCGGTTACAGCAGACAATGTTCCAGACGAACTAGAATACCTTAAAGAAGATGTTGATAACCTTGGCACTAGCCTTACCAGCCTTGCCAATCAACTCCTAGAAGAACAACTACACTTCGGTATCACTCATATCCTTGTTGATATGCCTCAGATTGATGGGACTGTCACTCTGGCACAAAAGGATGAACTAAAGCTAAGACCTTACTTCACACCAAACTCTCCGCTTAACCTTATCTCTTGGACTTTAGACAAAACTGGTGGTTTAGTCAATCTGTCTGAGATTCGCATTAAGGAAATCGTTGTAGAGAAGGATGGGTGGGGTGAGAAGGAAGTAGAGCAAGTCCGTCAAGTCACTCCCACAGAAGTTACCCTTTGGCGGCGACCAGATAAGAATAAAGACTTTGAAGTCTACTCCCAAACCTCTAACAGCTTAGGTTACGTCCCTCTGATTACCATCTACGGTAACAAGACAGGGATCATGACTGCTACGCCTCCACTAGAAGACTTGGCTTGGCTTAACCTTCGTCATTATCAGAAGCTATCTGACCTAGATAACATTGAGCACATTGTAAATGTACCGTTCCTGTTTGGCAAGGGCTTTGCCGATGGGGAACTAAACGGAACTACAATCGGTGCATATCGCCTTATCTCTACAGATAGGGCTGACGCAGACCTGACGTTCGTAGAGCACAGTGGTAATGCTATCTCTGCCTCTCAAGCTTCAATGGATAAGTTGGAACAGAGAATGGCAAGTATGGGCAGTGACATTATCATTCGCAAGAGTGTTGATCGTCAGACCGCTACGGCCAGAAAGATTGACCAATCAGAATCAATCAGTCTACTTCAGATCATGACTAATGAGCTTGAGTCTAAATTACACCAAGCTTTTATTGTTGCAGGTGATTGGATTGATATTGAAGCTGACGTAATGCTAAATATTGGTAACGATCTAAAGACTTCTGATGCTGGCCCGAATACACAAGACTTGCTCGTTAAATTCATTCAGGAGAATGGTGGCATGTCTGTAGATCAGGCGATCAAAGAACTTCAGCGTCGTGGCACTTTTGCTGATACCTATAAAGAGATCGGTGGTAAGCTAGTAGAACAAGAAACAAAAGAAGAAGTAAACGAGGATAACCCTCAAGAAGTAGAAGAACCCGGCGAGATGCCGTAACAACCATAGCGGGAGCTAAATAGATGAGCCTAGTAGCTGTAGTAGAAGATATTGAATCAGTAGATGAGAGTGTTCGTGGATTTTATAAAGAAGCTGACAACGGTTATATCTTAGATGTAGAGCCTTATGAAGATTCTGTGATAGAGAACGGTAAAGAAAAGAAGCGCCGTTTTGCACTAGAAGAGGTACACGGTCTTACCTCTAGTTTGGGTAAAGAAAGGAATACTGTTAAGGAACTAAACCGGAAAGTCACCAAGTACGAAAAAGATTTTGAAGGGATTGATCTAGAAGAGTACCAGACTATAAAGACGAAGTATGAGGAATGGTCGAAGATTGATCCTGTTGCCAAGGCCGATGAACTTGCTGAAGAGAAGGCTAAAGAAAAAATCAGCAAGAAGCAGAAGGAGTGGCAGAAGCAATTTGAGACTGAGGTCAATGGCCGTGAGTCTCGTATCCAAGAACTAACCAAGCAACTACACGGCGTAATGATTAACGGCGCAGCTGTAAAAGCCCTTGCTGATAATGGAGCCGGTGACTCAATTGATCTACTTCTCCCGCATGTACTAAAGAGTACACGTCTCGCAGAAGATAACGGTAAGGTAATAGTAGAAGTAGTGGACGAAGATGGTAATCCTCGCGTTCGCTCCGATGGCCGTAATATGACCATTGATGACCTTATCCCAGAAATGAAAACCAAGTGGCCTAATGCTTTCGTAGCTAAGGTTAAGAGTGGTGGCGGTAGTCAACCAAGTAAGCCTGCCGCTAGCAGTGAAAAGTCGGCTGATGAAATGAGCACCATTGAACTTTACCGCTTGGGTCTACAACAGAAGTTTGCAAAGAAATAAATAATCAAAAGGCTGGGAGCCTTTAACAGAAGTTAAGTGTATTGGGGGAGCCAAGCACGACACAAAGAAAAAGCCGACACTCGGCTCCATGTAAACCAAAAACACTTAATAAATATTAAAGGAGAATCCTTATGGCTTCAATTACTCTTGTAGAGAGCACTAAGTTTACTAATGACTTACTTGTAAAGGGTGTCGCTCGTGATTTTATCGAGATTGACCCTCTTTTCAACTACCTGCCGATGCTACCTATCACCAGTGATGTTGTTCGCGTCAATCGTGAAAAGACTCTTGCTGGTGTTAACACTTATGATATTGGCGATCCTCTGGCAAACACTGCTGCTACTTATGAAAGTGTTACCTATGGCCTGTCCACCCTTGGTGGTATTGCCGAAGTAGATGGTCGTATTCTAGCCACTAACGCTACCCAAGTTGATCAGATGGAGCTGGCGCTGTCCTCTGTTGCTAAAGCCACTGGTCGTAAGTACCGTAATCTGTTTATCAATGGTGATTCCGGTTCTGTTACTACAGACTTTGATGGCCTTGCTAACCTAGTGTCTGCTGGTCAGACGATTGCTGCGACTGGCGCAGATGGTGATGTGTTCACCTTTGCAAAGCTGGATGAGGGTATTGCTATGACCACTGCTAAGGATGGTGACGTAGATTTTATCACTATGACCTCACGTGAGATTAATGCAATGTATGCAGCTTATCGTAATCTTGGTGGTGCAGGTATCGTAGAGACTATGACTCTCCCGAGTGGTCGTCAGATTCCGATGTATCGTGGTATCCCGATTTTCCGTAATGACTTTATTCCTGTCAATCAGGTTGTTGGTTCAGCATCCAATTCTTCTAGTATTTACTTTGGTTGCTTCGATGACGGTACTATGAAAACTGGTCTTGCCGGTATCACCTCCGCTGTTGATGGTGGTATTCAGGTTATCCCTGTTGGTCAGTCTGAGACTAAGAACGCTCAAATTGCTCAGGTGATTTGGTATGCTGGTCTTATGCTGGCTTCTGATAAGGCTCTGACTGCTGTGACCGGGATCGTGCCTGCGGCGTAGTATGAACTAAAGATAGTGAGAGGAGTTGAAAGGCTCCTCTCCTTCTTAAAGTATCTTCCAAGTTTGAGGATATTTTAACAAGGAGATAACAATGATTCAAGTTTGGCTAGTTGGCCCCTATAAAAACAAAACCATGAAGGTTGGTAATGTACAGTTCATTGACGGAACTGCTTATGTTACTCGCATTTCTCCGTTGATGGCCTCCTACGGGGTAAAAGACTACCCTCCTGAAGATTGGATAGACCCTAAAGTAGTTGAGTACAGCGAAGAAGTCAAGGATTTTGTTAATGAAGCTGAAGTAGAAACAGCCGATGAGATCATTAAGAAGGCTCTTGAGGCTAGGCTAAATAAGAAACCAGAACCAATCACAAACCTAGACGGCTTTGGTGCATGGTTCAAGATTAAGGCAGATGTGAAAGCAGCTACAGGCATCTCCCCTAAGAACCGTGAAGAAGCCTTGCAACTGCTAAATGAAGCACAAGGAACGCTAGAAGAATATCTCGGGACGAAATAATGCCACTACTCTACATGCCAATCGCCACTTGGTTCACGTTAATTAAAGAATGTATTTGTACCCGATTCAAGAATAAAGAATGTAGGAGATTGGTATGGCATTAGACGTAACCGTAGGTGGCGTATCTTCAGATTCCTATGTGAGTAGAGACGATGCAGATGCTTATTGGGCAAATAGAGGGAGTCCTGTAGCGTGGACTTCTCTTACTAGTGATGAGAAGGATGCCGCATTGCGATACGCTACCGAGTGGTTAGACTCAAATTACAGTTGGTACTCTACCATTTGCACAACTACACAAGCACTAGGCTTTCCTAGAAACAGTTGGTTTGATAGCGAAGGTAGAACAATCATGGGGTGTGGCGTCATCCCAACAAAGATCAAAAATGCTACTTGTGAGATGGCCTTACAGCACATTAATGAGAATCTTTATTCAACTGAAAGAGAGGGACTTAAATCTCAGTCTTTTGGAGATGCGTCTGAAACGTATTCCTCAAGTTCACGTTCCTTTTCGGGTATCAAGTTATCCTTAGCAGAATACGGTAGCACAGGTAAGACGAAAGTAAATATACTTTGGAGGGCTTGATTGTGCCGAAAGCAAGAGTACAAAGTGGAGAATCTAGAACTTCTTACCTCTCACGCTGTATGGCTAATGAGGCGAAAAAGTTTCCAAATACTTCTCAGCGGGCTGCTGTTTGTAACAGTTACTACGACAGAGCTAAGAAGAAAAAGAAATGAGCATAGCGACACGGAATCTCAAACAAACCGCTACGTTATGGACAGCCGGGGCAACAGATGTTTATGGAAACCGAACATGGTCTGCACCTGTACCAATTCCTTGTAGGTGGGAAGACGTGCAAGAGAAGGTCTTAGACTTCCAAGGGAACGAAATCATATCAAAAGCTATTGTGTATGTAGATAGGGATTTGTCAAACAATGATTACATAGGTTTAGGGGTGTATTCTGATTTAACTCCACCTGCCGCTGCTAAAGAAGTACGTAATTTCTCTAAGATTCCTAACCTTGCAGCGACACAATATGTCCGTAAGGTTATCCTCTAATGGCACGTCGCGGAGGAAAGATAAGACCTACTGATAAGGCTTTTATCATAACCAAAGGTAAAGCTAATGCTGCGATAAAAGGAATTACAGATAATATTCAAGCCGCTTTAGACGGCCTAGTCTTTGCCTCGGAAGAAGAGTTAGATGACATTGTAGACGAGGTTCTTGAGGACAGCAATAGACGTGCTCCGATGGACACAGGTGAGTTGAGGGAGAGTCAGTTCAAACGAATCTTCAGGGAAGCGGATAAGACAACTTTTGTGTTTGGGTATACGGCGGATCATTCTGCTTTTCAACACGAATTGTATAACGATTCTTATGCAAACCCTACCACACCTGGTACTGAACCAAAGTTCTTGCAGAAAGCATTAAACGCAGTAGAAACAGATATAGCAAAACGTATGGCTGATGCCATCAAGTTAAAGGTATAACTTATGGGGTCGCCTTCTGTAGATATTGCCACTAAGTTAGCAACAGCGGGTATTGGTGTTCTTGGAACTTCGATTTTCGTGGGACGCGAACCGGGGCTTTCAACACTAACCATTACCCTACTAGATGTTGGTGGCGCAGCACCAAACCCTAAATATGCCAGAGACTTCCTTGATTTGCAGATTGTTGTAAAGGGTGCTCCTAATGACTATGTAAGTGCTAGAACAAAAGCAGAAGCAATAAAGAACAACCTCTTAGGTGCAGCAGCTTATACAGTCGGAACAGAGATTTACTTCGCTTTCAACATGCGTGGTGACATTAATTTCATAGGGTATGATAAGAACAACCAACCCTCTTTCACACTAAACTTCCGCATTATCAAAGATTACGGTGATGTTGGAAATAGACTTAGCCTTTAGTCTCCCTTTGGGAGCGTCCCACATTTAACATTCCTTAAAGGAGAACACTATGGCAGTTACATCTAAGGTTATTGCAGTATCCGCAGACGGCTCAACTTATTACACCCTTCCGGGTTCCACTGGTGATCTAAATGATAGTGGCGAGTCCACTGAGGATAGCGTTTTCGGTAGTGACTATCAATCCTCACAATCCACCCTGATCGGTTGGGATGGTTCCTGTAACGCTTATTACAAAGGACTTGCTGGTTATGTAGCTACCTTTAAGAAGTCTGGTACTGCTACTGCTATGACTGGTGAAGCAATGAGTCTTGTCAGCGGCAAGACCTACAAGGTAACTGATACATCTAAGAATGTATTTAGCCGCAATCATACTATTACTGTATATGACGGTGTTACTGATGTTACTGCTCAGGTGGAGAGCGTAGATCATCTGTTCGGTCGCGTTACTTTCCTATCTTCTTATACGGTTTTGGGTAGTGTAACGGTGGATGCTTATTACCTACCACTAGCCTCCGTTGGTACAGCGCGTGAGTTCTCCTTGTCTATGACAGCAGAATCCGTAGACACCACTGACTTTGCTACTGCTCAGGCTAATGGTGGTTATCGTACCTTTAACTACGGCCTCAAGACAGTCTCTATTGATGCTTCTGGTTTCTATAGTTCAAGCAACGGCTTCCCGGCCCTAGTCGCCAGTCGCGCAGAATTGATTATTGAGATTAATCCAGATGGTAGTAATAAGTCTATTGCGCGTGGTTTCTTCAAAGCAATTACTACGGGGCAGTCTGGTGATAACGGAGGGAATGAA